TTTTTCTTCACAAGAAACCATATACGGAAAGAAGTAATGTTTTACATTCTTATCAATCTACTTATATTACCGGAAGACACCGGATTTTCGCCTAACTACTATCACAGGCATTAGAAGTGACTGTCTACCACCCGAGATCATGTTCTATCTCATCGTCCAAATCATTAAGTTGGACAGTAATATCCTGGTACGACGCATCGTACACGTTACGAGCTTGTAAATTTTCCCACGTCGGAAATCCTGTCCTCAAATCATCTGTGGTAATACCATGCTGTCGCATCTTTCTTATATCTGTTCTATCCACCCGCTGTATCATCTCATCAGCGGACTGGTTATGAGTATAGGAGGGAGGAACAAAGCGCAACAACTCTCTATAAAAAAACATAAGACTCTTATACGCATCGTAATTCGAGCCATGAGTGCCGTAGACATGTCCAAGTACGGACAACATCACGTCCATTATATCGCGATCCTTAGGTTCACGACCCCACGCTGCTCGACAGATATAGTCTCTCGTCTCTCTAAAGGGAACAAACGACGACTGACCCTCTCCCTTATTTTTATTAACTACTGCATAGTGCTTCAAGAAAACCATTCCTGGCAGACCTACCAACCATCCCTCAAACTCTGTGGAACAAAAAGGGACTCCATCACGATGATCTCGCAGCTCCACCTCAAACATTTCGTCTAAAAACTTCGCGAACAGGGTCGTAGAAAAATAAGTTGATCCAAGACCCTCACCCTTATTATAAACGTGGTCATCTCCATAGACTATCAGCTTTACTATCTTAATAAATTCTTCTTCAAGCTGAGCTTGGTGATTCTTAGGAGCATTAAAAATTTGCCAGACACAGAACAGACAAAAGTACAACGCCATCACCCACGAATCCATGTGACTGGTATTGTAACATCCAGAAGGAACACCTCCCCTCTGAATGCACCATAGTTCACCAAACAACTGAGTAATTCTCGCAATGATGGCCTTTATTATCTGCTTAATAATCTTCTTCTTTATCTCATAATCCTCTGAACCAGGGATCTCATAAGCCAGGCTACTACTATAATAAAGGTTAACAAAAAAAGCTTTTACACGCATATCAAACTTATCAATGTCACCGTCACATAAAATATTCTTAAAGCAGTTCGCTATTGAAATTCCCAAACACTTAGCAATAGAATCCATACCCCCACGAGACCACCGATGCCCAATACGAATACAGGGTCCCCGCTCTTTCAACATACGAATCTTTGAGACAAGACGTTCCAGAATTACAAAGTTCGATGACGGTATGACAAAAACTCGACACTTGTCTTGGAATTTCTGCCATTTCTCATCTGCATATTGCTTGTCAAACGTGAAGAACATCTCATCTTTGGGCGTAATCACCCAATAGACTGGTATATCTCTACCATCGCGTATAAGCCGGAGGAACACGTCCAAATCAAAACTGTGCATTTCAAATTTCTTACCACTCGGAGAGACATGAATCTTCGAAGTAGAGGTTCTAACCTCACGAACTTGACCCTTGTTTGGTCCTGCTGCTGACCCTAAGTACATTCCTTTCAAATTGTTTTCCACATCAATCCGGG